CAACAACAGCCAAATCGAAGTATTTATCAGGATAATGTTTCATCAATTCGATGTTATCCATTAAATACACTTCCGAAACCAAAGGCACTACACCTAACAAGGTATTGCCAAAAGTGGGGCTTTCGTGCTTTCTATAAACATTTGTATCTATATTCATCTTTTGTACTTTTAATTAACTTTAGTGGTTTAATGCCCCACCTTCGTCAATACCCAAAACGTTATATGATAGCTTACTCAACTATCGTGTTATCCATCCAATTTTCAAATTCATTTCCGAATAAGTGATAAATACTATTAAACTCACCCACTTCTTCATCCCATACACTTGGAGCGTATTCTGTTGTGGTATAAAGACCATTGTAATATTCAAAATCACCTTCAACTAAAGTTATGATTTCTCCTTCAGTTGCACAATGTTTTTTTGCGTATTGTTTCCCGAATCTAATTTTTACGCCAACTATTAATTTTTCTTCAAATTCTTCTTTTGTTTTCATAATTTCTAAATATAAAGCCATCATATAACAACGTGTATAAGAAATGGCGGGTTATTTTTGTGTTTTTGAGTTTGGTTATTAATTTAAAAATCAGTCTGTGTTTAAAAGTATTCGGCAAACTCTCCGCAACTTCTTATACACGCAAAACGTTATAAGCCATTTTGAAAATCGACCTCATGAAATTCTTTGAAGTAATCTAAAAATTGTTTTCTTGCAAAATCGTGTTGGCTTTTGCTTTCAATTTCTAAATCTTCTTTCAATAAGTCTATAACAAGTGCATTACCTCTAAATGACATTTTAATAACGTCACCTACTTCGCTATTTTCTACGGCATCAGCGTAATCATTTTCATTGAACCAATTTTTAGTTAGGTTATGATAATAAGTTGATTGTCCCATTTTTTACATTTTAATTGTTAAGCCAAACCCCGAATAAAAACGGCTTATAACAGCCGTTTGTGGCAATTGCGGTGCTTGGGAATTATTTGTATTCATAGTTTTTAAATTTAAAAATTAGTGTATATTTGAAAGGTCAGTTTTTGAAATCCGCAACTGTCCACAAGCGGCAAAACGTTACTTTTATCATATTTTTTTTATTGATTAAAACTGCTGTTAACAATGGCTACATTTCAGGTTTTGCATTAGTTTGTTTTTTGTTTTGCATTTTCTTTCAAAAGTAACCACCCAAGCAGCAGCACTAATACTATGCTGACTACTACCAGCGCATAGCGCACTGGATTGTTGGCCACCCAAGGCCAATCGAGTAGGGCAGAGATTAGAAAGGCCACGAGCAAGGTAGATAGGACAATGAGCATGTTTTTCATTTTTTTTTGTTATTAAATTTTGACAATTGTGTTTTGAAAGATTCGTAGTCCGAGAAGCGATAACACTCAAATAATTCGTAATAGCGTTCGTTGATTGCTTGGAAGCATTCGCGGCCGTTTTTGTGCTTTGTCAAGTCTTTGAAATAGGCTTTGTAAAAGCCCTCGCAGTTGCTTAACTCACGCATTGTTGTAATTTTTTTCTGCAATTTTTGCACCTGTAGGCTAAGGATTTTTTCTTGTGAATTCATAAAGTAGATTTAAAAAATAAGTTTACGAAAAACAATCCGACTATTGCACCAAATCCCGCCCCTGCTGCATAAATTAACTTTTGTCTACTTGTAGATACCGAAACTTTGGAAACATTAAACGCCCACAACAAACTGATCAAGAACGAAACTACAAAAACTCCTAAATAAATTCCCCTCGAAATTAATAATGTATTGATCGCTACTAAGCCAATTTGCATGAATGATTGAAAGAATAGTTTCATGGTTTTTTAAATGGGTTTTTAGAGGGTGAGGTAGTTATCCGTAAGCTTATGACGTAATTTTGATTTTTCAATCTTCTTAATTTTTTTTTATTTTAACATTCAAAATCTTTATCTTCATACACAGATTCATTGCTATCTTCTGGCGGCGATAGCGAACCGCCCAAGGCCATGATTGCGGCTATAATTCCATCGATACGTTTACCGTTGGATTGCGACAATCCTTTTGATACTCGGATATTTTCGTTGTGGTCTACAATTGTCACACAACCAGACAACATCCATTCCATTACGGGGTTTCCGTCGTGTTTTATTTTGCCTTCCAAAATCATTTTTTCAAAAACCTTTGTCGGATGCGAAAATGTGGTGATTGTTTGCGAGAAATCAGAGACATTAAACCCCTTTTCAATCAGGTGATTGATAATGGAATTCGAGTTCCAGCGGTCGCGCTCAATGCGTTGAATGCCTAGTTTGTGGTAATTCTCGCAAATATAATCTTCAATCACGTCATAATCGACTACAGGCCCTGGGGTTGCGTAGATATAACCTTGGTCCCGCCAATATCGGTAAGGCACTTGATCTTCACGCGAGCGTTTGTCTATCGTTTCCTCGGGACAAAATAAAAAGGGCTTTATGTACTGAATTCCTTCCTCGTCAGGCTCAGATAATACTACAAATGCGGTAATATCTGTCGTGGTGGATAAATCCAGCGCAGCATACGAGCCAAAGTCATAAAATTTGGACTCATCAACGGTTAGCCTTGGTAATTTTCTGTCACGGCCGTGGTTGATGTCGTTTTTTCGCCAATTTTCGGATGAAATCCATACATTGGCACCATCTACCCAGGTATTTAGTGATTTTGTTTTGAAATTGGGTATTTTGGACGGTTGGTTCAAGGCTTTGACCAGCTCACGACGTGTGAAATCTAACAAGGTGTTGCTGTAAATCATGTTTGGTGATGCTTTTTGCCAGTTATTCTCATCTTGCCAATCATCATCTTCGTCCATCTGATGTATCATAATGAGCGTGTGGTTGTCTTTATTTAGCCCTTGCAGGATGTCTTTATAGGAATCCTCAGCCAATTTGCAGGCGGATTTTAGGTTAAAACCCGCCGTGGTGATGATGTACGTTAGCGGATTATCACGTGCTCCCATTGCTGATTCTAAAACTTCACGAACGCCATCATCTTTATGGGCGTGGTATTCGTCGATTAACGAAAAAGAAGGGTTCAAGCCATCCAAAGTCTTGGAATCCCCTCCCAAAAATCGAAACACACCGTTAGTGTGCGAAAATCTAACCTCGCGTTGTGTTGTCGAAAATCCTAACTTTCGAAGCATTACGGACTTATTAACAAAAGCCACCGCTTGCTCCCAAAGCGATTTTGCTTGTAGTTCTTTGGTGGCTCCTACATAAATTTCGGGACCTTCTTCGCCATCCAAGGCTTGTGCGTACAATCCTAAACCCGCTAATAGCGTTGTTTTTCCATTTTTACGGGCTACGGCTTCATAGACGAAATTTATGCGGCGCAATCCGGTTGCTTTTATTTTCCATGCGAAAATGTTGTACACCGTGAATTGCTGGTAAGGCGATAGGGTGAAGGGGGTTTTTGATTTGGCCAATGGTCCTTTGGTATGCACCAGGAACGTTGGGAAAAAGTTGATGACAAACATTCCTTCTTTGTGATCTAAAATAAAACCATCTTCTTCGGCGGTTTCAATCCAGCTATAAAAACGCTCCACGGCTAATTTTATCCACTTGCCGGTGATTAACTTTCCGTTCAAGACATCTTGTGCGTACTGGAAAGGGATTGAGGCTTTCATTTCGGGGGTGATTTGCATAGGTTTTTAACCGTTTTTGGCGTTCATGAATTGTTCGAAGAGGTTGGTTTGATTCGGATCCGATTCTTTTTTATCGACCAACTTGATTCTGTCTCTAAACGAAAATCCAAAATGCTTGGAAAGTTCGTTGATTTCTTTAATCATCTTTTCACGAATGGTGATGTAACCCGATACATTTGTCGCCCCTCCTTTGAAAGTTTGCACAATTCCCCCATCAAAGCCTTTTTCACGAATTTTGGTTTCAGCCTGAACGTAGTAATCTACCGAAGTAGCCAATTGATGCAGATGAATCAAATCCGGCTTTGTTAATTTCTTGGTTTCAACTAATTGTTGACCAAAAAACTCGTACCAGTATTTTTGCTCTTTTGATAATGAAAATTTTGAATTTGGCGAAGGGAGCTTTACTAGAATTTCGTAAAGATTTTTATCCACTTCTACAACTTCACCATTATTTTTAACCACTTTTAAATTTGTCATGTTATTCTATTTTAATACGTTAGACCCCCCTCTTAAAAAAACACCCCAGACTAAAATCCCGTC